AGTTCTTCGGGGCGGTTCTCGATGGGCTGTCCGGTAAGAGCGAATCGGTATGGGACAGTGCGCCCGATCTTCTTCAGTAGCCGAGAGCGTTTAGCAGACCTGTTCTTAATCATGGTGCTCTCGTCAATGACTACCGCCTGAATGGTGCCTACTTTGTCTACATCATTAGCCAGCGTCTCAGCATTGACAATGACGTACTTACTAGTAGCAGACATCCTCCACTGTGCATCACGCTTGCTCTTGGAGCCGTCTATCACAGTGGCTTTAGAGTCTGTGAACTTAGCAATCTCCCTTAACCACTGGAACTTGAGTGAGGCGGGGACGACTACTAAACAACGCTCTATTTCACCTTCCTCATGTAGTGCTTCGATAGCACCCAGAGTGGTGGGCGTCTTACCAGCACCCATGACCATGCCGAGCAGCATCTGACCACGGTCGACCATACGTTCGACCGCCTCCTGCTGGTAAGGCCATAGTGTTCCCTTAAACATAGACTGATGTGACGCTCGCAATTCCCTTAATGATTTGACTGTCTGTCATATCACCTAGATCCTTTACATTATCACAATACTTCCAGTACTTGGTACCTCGCCTGAGGGAGGGGAGCGATCTGGTTAGGCGCTTGGTCTCGTGATGACCAGCGGAGTCGTTGTCTAGAGCGACGATAACCCCATCAAACCGGTCTGATAGTAGTTTGATCTGTTTTGCTGACACGTTCGCCCCAAATGATGCCACAGCGGAGATATCAGAGCCTTCATATACGCTATGGAAACGTACCGCATCTAGTGGGGATTCTAATAGCAAAGCCGTAGAACCGAACGCACGTTCGATACCGAATAAGGTATCTCCCTTGTGGACACCCTCCGGGTGATTACGAACCCACCCGGTCTTCTTCAACTGCCAGCCCCAAAGTTCGCCTAGCGGGGATACGATAGGTATAACAATGGCCTTTCGCTCATCGTCCCACTTAATACCGTATCTACGAGATGCCTCTTCTTCTATCCTGCGGTGACGTAGCAGTTTGTCTGGCAGTGGTTGGAATCTGCTGTATTGACCCCAATCTACTTGGGGGCGAACCTCATGTATCTCCTGCTCCTCGGCAGTCAGCCTCTGTAGACCTGAGGTGATGAGGTGACTCTGTATAGACCAGAGTGCCGACGGGTCATCTGTCAGTTGACTGACTAGCATTGAGAGGTTGCCACGAGCACCGCACGAGAAGCAGTACCACAGTCCGCTGTCGGCGTTCAAGTACCACGAGTAGCGACTGCTTTCACGACCTTTGGTCAGGTGGTGTACAGGGCATCGTGCATTGATCTCGTCACTCTGAACACGGTGTACTTCTACACCTAAATCACTGAGTACCTCTACTAGGTCATCGCTGTGAGCCATATGGGTCTTCGCCCAGCCTCTCACGTAGTTTTCTAATCTCTAAAGCGGCGTCCCTTAGCAAAGCCATCTCTGGGGTACTCATAGATGCGTACTCTAGGCGGTACACAATGTCTGCTACGTCGTCAGTCGAACGAGGGGTCGATTTCGTCAACTTCGTACACCTCCTCAAACTCCATGGTGCGCCAGTCCCACTTTACATGGACTTCAGCGTGGGGGACGTTACGTCCCTCAACTACTCGGATAATGGCTTGGTCGTCTAAGTCTGGGTTGCGTTCAACACCCAGCACTAGGTCGGCGTCCTGCACAAATGCTGACGTGTACCCGATGGAGTCGGCGGTGATCGTCCGGGTGCGCTTGTTGTTGATCTTAGAACCAAGAACCTGCGAAGTAGCGATGATCGGTATGTTCTCTTTCTGCGCCAACCTCTTGAGGCTACGAGAGATGTTTGTCAGCGCCTGCGGGCTACCCTTCGGCTCCCCATACTCATCGTCCATGAGGTAGATACCATCGACATACACAGCGTCTGGATTCTTTTCACGAATCTTCGCTCCGATAGCGCTGACGGTGGTCAACCCTGTGGCGTCCTGAGACATCTCAAAGCGGTGCATGTTCTGTCGTAGAACCATTGACTTGCGGATGCGTTCACGCTCTGCGTCGGTCATGGTTCCGTCTGTCATAGCAGAGATAGGAACCCTAGCGTTCATGGCATCAAAGCGGGCTTCTTGCTCAGCGACCGTCATCTCAAATGAGATGAACAACGGCACCTTACCGTGACGGTGGCAGGCGGTAGCCATGATTAACTGGAACAGCGACTTACCACGTTTAGGCTCACCCACCATTACGATGAACTGTTGGGGCGAGAAACCGCGTGTCATGTTGTCCAACTTGTTGAAGCCGGTTGGGATGCCCGTCATCTTGTCCGGGTTCTCACGGATGTAGTCGTATCTAGCCAGTCGCTCTTCCCACCGTTCGATGATGTTGAAGTCAGTCAAACGGTTGACGTCCATACTGGCCGAGTGCATCCCGGCTGTAAGCACCTCCATAGCCTTTGATATGTCACCCTTATCTAGGGGTCCCATAGCGTTGGCAATACTGGACGTCACCACACGTGTGCGATAAGCGTCACTCAGTTCTTTGAACAATCCACTGAATGTCTCCGTAGAAGTGTCGATTACGTCGATGTCTCCGTAGGCGGTGTGGAACGCCCGCTCGCTGGGTACGGCACCGTGCTCATTGTTGTACTCAACAATCCAGCGGTACACGTCCTCCCAGTCGTTGGCGAAGAACATAGGCTTGATGCCTGCGTTAATCGACTCACTGAGTGACTGCTCCTCAATGATCTTGCTGATGACTAAGTGTTCAATTGATGCCATTAGATTCCAAAAGTCCCGTCTGGTAGGACGACCGTCGCCCTAAACCCTAAAAGTGCCGCATCGTCCTCATACGGCGTAAATAGTGTGTGTACGTCACGGTTGTACTTGAAGTCGTCCCGTAGAGTATCGAAGTCCGGGTAGGCGTACACACTTACACTGATTCCCTTACGAGCAAGCCAGTGCTCCACTTGTTCTACGAGGTCGTCCTCATAGTACGTGTACACCTCTACGCCCAAGTCCAACTGGTTGACCATGTGGTACACCGACTTTAGTGGCATCTCGTTGACACGCCAGCGGCGTACCTCTTGCTTAATCCATTCGTCGTCGGTCAGTTCCTTCTCACGACGAAATAGTCTGCGCTTCTGCGGTTCCTCTTGACGTGTGATTAGTAAGTCCTCAAACCAGCAGGCGATGTGCTTATGCGTGGTGGGGGCGATGTCACCTTTTTCCACGCATTACCTCATGATCGAAGTCAGCGAGAGGGTTGGCTAGGCGGGCACCATAGCGATTCTTAATGTCCTGTAGTGAGAGACGTGATGTGATGATAGTTGCCTTGCTCTTGTCGTAGCGTTTACGGATGAGACTACCCAACTCGTGGCTGGCAAATTCTGAAATACGCTCTTCGCCAAGACCGTCGATAACGACCACGTCGAACACGCCCTTGACGTACTTAATGACATAAGGGCTGGAATACATCTCAGGTAAGTTCCCATCGGGAGTGTCAAACGATTCCTTGAGCATCTCGATGTAGTCGTCCGCCTCTATCCAGCGTCCAGAGCAGTTGTGCTCAGACACCAAGTGCTTCAGGGTGCTGGCGGCAATTAGTGACTTACCGCAACCCGAGGGACCTTGGATGAATAGGTTGGGTAGTTCTTTGTTGTGGGGGCAATGGTGCCACCCGTCCATGTTTTCCCTGATGCGCTTGGGGATGTGTAAGTGGTGCAGGCGCTCGTCCTTGGGGCGGTTACGCCACCACGCTTCGCTCTTCCACTCTGTTGGGGTCGTGTAGTTCACCAGTTCTCCTTGTTACGCCTAATCGGTATGGCAACTATTGCCTGCTTCACCGTTTCGTGCTTCTTCCTAATGCTCTTTGGAGACCGCCCCGGTGAGGACAGTTCCTTAGGAAGTTCGATACTAGTCAGTGCTTCGTGTAGATGTCCAGCATCTTCTTCACTATTTTCTAGATTCCAGAATATGAGGTTCTCCAGCGACGACAACCGGTCTGACAAGTACGGCTCAGGGTCGTCCATACGTACGATGTCAGCAACCACTTCCGGGTACCGTAGTAACGCCTCGTCACAGTTTAGTAGTACAGCCTTCCGTGTCTCCCGTGAGTCTGTGAGGGGGCCATCACTGGGCATACCGTCCAACAACCACTGTAGTACCTCGTCGTCTTTAACGACATCGGCATCAGCCAGCAAGTCGTTCTGAACGTCGTTGGTACAGAATAGTGGGGCTGGTACGCCAGTTTGACCAGCCGACGATTGGTAGAACCTGTCGATGGTGTTCTTGAGTATGTCGGCGGTAAATCCCTGCTTCAACTTCCGAGAGAAGAACATGTTGAGCATACTCTTGTCGTCGTCGCTACACCTCTGGCTCATACTCATATCTTTGTGGTATGCAAAGTAGTTAGTCAACTCACGTACTGGCTTGCTCACATAACGGTTAGCGGGGGCGGTGTCTGTCCATCCCATGTCATTGTCCTCCGGGTCTGCTCCAAACGTGGGCATACTTATTCTGCTAGTGCTTTTAGCATGAACAGACGTGCCTGATCTAGTAGGGCGCTGGCAACAGAGGCGTTAGTCCCCGGCTTGGCGTGCTCAATAAAGTCGTGGAGCACTGAAGTGATCGGGTAGGACTCAGTTTCCTGCTGGGGTTCTACTGCCTGTTCTTGCGGTGCCTCTGGGAACAACTCTTCGATGATACCGCTCTTGGTCTTTGACTCCAGACCTAGCCGGTCTCCGTAGCGCTTAACAGCGGCGGCTGTCATGATCTCCAACTCATCACGAGTGAAGCGAGTGTCGTCTACCTCTTCGACGTTTTCGCTGGGGGCGGGTTCTGGTTCTGGGATGTCGTCCTCGATAACGATGGGAGCAAGACCGTTGCTGAGTTCCTTGATACGCACACCATCGTTGATGTGGTCGAACACGTACTGGATCAGTGACGGGTTGGCTTCCTGCTCAGCGTCATTCCACAGAAACAGGATCTCATCTGCCTCTTTCAACATGGCGTCCAATGGATGACGGCTCTGTGTAACGACACAGTTCTCTGCGTCACGGAAATGGCGAGTGACTTCCTGCTCCGGTCGGTGGTACAACTTGAACTGTACTTCATTATCCAGAAGATAGCCGTACACGTGTTCCACTACTTCCGGCATGGGTCGGAGCCATCCGATGAGTACAGTGTCGTCCTCTGTCAGGATGTCACGTAGCGACTCCTGAAGAGCGGCCTCGCTGGTTTCTCCTGTGCCTACGATTGCGTATTTCATAACTCTCCTTCATGAGCGGGAGAGTTACCATACCGCTTTTTCTACGGAGTCGTCAAGTACGTGTCGATGGCGCTCTGTCCGTGGATGGCGTCAGTTGCCACAATCGTGTAGTAATCAGTAAGGGTTACTGGTAGCGAGTCTTTGAAATAATTGGTCAACAAAGCGCGTGTACGCTGGTACTCCTGCGTGTATACAGAGATTGACTCGTACGCAACACCGCTATTCTCACCCTCGATGGACCATCGATAGTCTCCGACTTTGTCTGTACCGATTGGGTCAGTGATCCACGCACCTCTATTGCTGTCGCCATCAAAGTAATTGCCGAGGTGGTTGCGCTCTGCCAACAAATACTTTAGTTCGTAGTTTCCTACCGACTCTAAATCTACTAGGAACTCGATAAAACCGATAGTCCATAAGTTTGTGGTCGACAAGTTATCCACCGCCGTAATGCCAGCCGCTGGGGAGTCTTCGGCTCTGGTAAGAGACGTCGATTGTCCGATGACATTTCCAGCGTCATCCACGAGACGTGCCCAACGTAGACCGCTAGTACCGACCGCACTGTGAACCGAGAAGTACAAAGTGTCTCCTAAGGTGACAGGGATCGGGCAGTCTATGCGGAACAACACATGAGTGACGCCTACGGATGCGCCCGTACCAGTCGCAGTATACAGAGTACCTGAATTAGTGTACGAACCAGAGTAGGCGGAGTAGTTAGTTGCGCTGGACGAACCTGCGGAGACAGCAAACTGGGTGTCTCCGTTAGAGTCCTCGTACACGACAATGAGGTCTCCTACATTAACAGGATGCCCTTCAAACGAGGATGCGGAGGCGCTGGCTGTCCAGTACATGCCGGGTATATACTCGGAACCCAGACCGGTGGGGTAGGTAGCACTAGCGCCGGATGTGTAGGTAGACGGATCGTAACTGCCACCGTTAATACGTAGTGTCTGTGCCTCTACCATGTGTGCCGGTCGGTGAGTGGTATTGCAATTGGTGATGTTGGCGTCTAGTGGATCAGTAAAGTAATTTACTCGTTGTGAGTAAAAGGCGATCTGACGATTGGTTGTGTCGATACCTATGTCCGAAGAGGCCAACGCTCTACCGTATGCCGCAGTTCCTTCAAATGTACCTTTTGCTCGTCTCAGGTTACCGATATCGTCAAGGACTGCTCTAATACGAGACGAGTTAATGATTTCTGAGTTAGCGGAGAAGCCCATGGTGCGGGCAAGGGCATCTAATGATTCTGTATTTGCTAGTGCCGGGTCTTTAGCAACCATTAGGTAATCAATGATGGTTCTTTCAACATCCATTTCAAACCCGAACACAGCCAAGAACTTGTACAGGGGGCCGACTACGTTACCTTCTGGTAACGCGCCTAATTCCTGTGTGGCGTAAAGCGAATCTGGGTCTACGTACTCCCCTAGGGCTATGTCCTGTAAGCGATAGTGCTCCGGTATACGCCTCCACAGCAATGACGTGGAGCCGTAGTTTTCCGGGCTAAGTACCTCTACAGTGGCGGCGTACTCATAGTAGTCGTCGCCCGCGTTAGATTGGTAGCGTATGAATAGGGTATAGTATGCCCACTGACCGCCAACCAAGTCCGTGTGCGTGTAATTAAACTCAGTTGAACCCTCTGAAAGCACAGTTCCTGCTGAAATTGTTGCGGCAGGTCCATACGGTGAGTACACCAATACAACCTGCGATGGTGCGGGGGACGGGCCGATGTCTTCAAGAGGAGCGCCCCAACTGATCTCGTTTACTCCGTATGCTACGGGGTACGCCTCTAGATAACTCTCGACAAACTCTACAGGAGGAAGTTGGTACCCGTCGGAGCGTAGAGAGTAGTCTGCGTCACGATCCCCAGATAGTGTCCACGTCCCTGCCGAGGCCGCATTACCCGCACTAGCGGCGGCGTCGTACTCCGTAGTATCGAAGCGGACGAATGAACCGTGGTCAACGGTGTTACGACGGAGTGTAAAAGATACGCGAGCCATCAGGTACTACTGGTGATGCCACCAATTACGGTGACGTTCACCGTCCCTTTCTTAGGAAGTTCGTAGTCACCTACAGTGATGGTGACTTCCTGTTGTGCGTCCCCTGCGTCGTCGAACGTACCTATGGTAGCGTAGTCAACTCCTTGAACACCCATGATCGCTCGGTACAACTGGCCCAGCGATATTGTCTGTCCAAATATCACTGAGTCAAAGTCGAACAGATTGTCGATAACAGCCTCGACATCCCGTTTAACGTATAACGCTACGTGTGTTGGTAGCACGTTTACGGTCACTGCCACGTCTATTGGACGCCAGTTGATAGTTGTGGCCGCTACTACGTCTATTCCTAGCATGGACTTGGGTTGTAGTAGATCAGTCACGGATGACTGCAATGTGGAGGAGACCGTTTGCGTAGTGTCACCGGTAGTCAAGTAGTCAGCACTACGGTCTTGCTGAGCATAAATGGTAACGCTAGCGTTACCAGCGGAAGCACCCCCGGACGGGTTAGGTACGTACTCAACGGCGGCTTTCGCTACGCCCTCTATGCTCAGCGCCAAGTTCCTGTAATCGTTGGCGGTCACAGCCCTGTTCTGGGATGAAATTAGGGACGGGATAGTTGCGCGCATTGAACTGATCGACTCTTCATCTCTACCACCTGTGAGAGCGGTAGAGGACACAACAGTGACGTTTGCCGGAGTTTGCTCTCTAAACCCAGTAATAGAGTTGGCTGGAATGTTGCCCAATGAACCACTCGAATAGGCATATGTTGCCGTAATGATCGAGTTGGATGGGGGGACAAATCCTCTACTGGCTGTGCCAAACGTAACTTCAATGTACCCAGTGGCCGTAGTGTTGAGTACAAATACCCGATCACCTGTGTAAGCATCCGAAAGGCGCAGTACACGCCGGTACTCTGTGGGGGTGACCCCGTCCTCATAGACAGTTACAACAACGGAATCTTTAACGACTTTAAGGTTGGTCAACCTGTACCGCTGGGCGTCCAGACCACTAGATGATGATGTTAGTGTCTCTGCGGGAGACGCTACAATAACTCCCTCCGAAACCGGTACATTGGTATTAGCATTAGCGCTTAGGTCTACGTCGGAGTTGGCATACAACTGATATGTGGTGTCGTCGTAACGTGCTACAAAACGGGTGTATTTAGGTATCGATACAACATCGTTTCCACTGTTGTTGAGTGTCAACGTACCGTTTGCGCTAGACCTACTGGCTGGGTCGTAGTCGAATAATTGGGCATATGCCAAAACCGACTCACGCTGTGTCGCTGTTGGTAGGAATGCCTCACCTGCGGCGCGGTCTACGTAGTAGTGTAAAACGTCACCCATCTGTGACCATAGGTCTACCATAACCATACCGAAGTCGGCTGGGTCTCTGTCTGTCCATTCGGGGACGATTCGAGCAGCACGAGCCAGCAAGTCTGCTTTGATAGTGCTGTAGTCTCTACTTGAATAGTCGAAGGCCATTAGAGCGGAGTTTCCTCTGTGAGTTGGTTAGTAACGGTAAACGTCAGCCGCTGTGCTGGGCTGAGTGGTAACGAATAGTAGACCGTGATTTCCGCTGTAGTTTCGTAAAAGTCGTCCTGCTTAATAGCGATATCGTGGATGCTTACACCCGATATCCTACTCTTTAGTTCCATGATAGCATCTGTCTTGAAGTCTGACAGAACTAGTTCGTCGATGGGTTCAAATAACAGAGTGTACAGGCTTGACCCATAATTGGCGAAGCCCATACGCTCTGGGGGATTCGTAACTAGTACGTCGATTATCTTTTGACGGACAATGGCGTCGTAATTACGTGTTGCAGCAACGCGTCCTCCCGTGAACCGGAACGGAACAGAGATACTCTTCATGCATTACCTCAGGCAAACATCTTGGCCCACGTCTTGGGGCCAACGATACCGTCTGCGGTAAGGCTATTCTTGCTCTGCCATGCCTTAATACGACGCTCACTAGCAGGGCCGATCCAGCCATCTTGCTTCGCACCGATTACTCCCTGTACCTTCTTGGCGGCGTCTCCGCGACTTCCTCGCTGTACGGGTGAGCCGGGGTAGGCGTTAGGACCGGCGTTAGATGCAGCCCGATTATCGTTAGCCTTTTGCATCAGTTCCCAAGTTGAAGGACCGACAATACCATCGACATGCAAGTCGTGGTCAGCCTGCCAGATCTTTACGGCTTGTTCGGTTTGTAGACCAAAATCACCATCTACCTTAGCGCCTGTTACTTTCTGGACGATCTTAACCTGATCACCCTTGCTACCTACCTGAAGCCATGGCTTCTTACCGGTGGGGGCTTTGGTGGTCTTCTTTTCTGGGACTTTGACCTCGGTTGGAGCGGGGCCAAGAGCATCTTCAAACACCTTGACGATGCGGTCTGGGTCATCGGCAGCGGCGTTGTCAATCTCCCAGTGAATCCAGTCTCCTCCGGGGGTTCCTGACACTGTCTTTTTGGTGTAGTCCACCCATGCGTTACGGTCTACCTTCCACGCACGACCCCATGGCTTGGGGTAGTAGTCGCACAAGTACTCCAGACCTAACTCGTCTGCGTGCTCCACGAGGAAGTCGCAAGCGGCCTTAGCGCTCTCGTAGTCACCAGTACCACGGTAAGGAGCACCACGCCAAGAGTTGTCCCCGGCGCGACCCGTGCCATGGACGGAAGGCTTACCCTTACCGCGCATGTTGCGAACACCCCAAGTACCGTTGTTCCAGACGCCAAAGTATGCCTCTAAGCACTTGGTGAGCGCTTCCGCACCAGCGCGCTTACCGGTGGCGTTCTTATCCCATCCGGTGTACTCGCGGGACATCAGTTACCTCCGAGGTTAACCGCCGATGCTGAAGTGTCACCGATTGGGCCTTTTGCCGCGGCGACGCTCTTAACAACGGAGAGGCCAGCAGCAACAGCAGCAGCCTTCAATGAGTCACCGATGCCAACTGACAGGATGTCAACGGCATTGGTACCTACCAATGCGACGAGCGTCTGTGCGAAGGTTGCAACTGCGCGTTCAGCAACGTCTTTAAGGAACTTTGGTTCAAACATGGATACCTCCATAGGTGTATCGGACATACATACCCTACCATACCGGTAAGGGGATAGTGCGTTATCTAGTTTCGGGTTATTTTTGCACCCAGAAACGCTTCGTCGATCTCCTCCGCCGTCAAATCACCGTCGATAGCGGCGGCGGCTAGGCGCTGAGCGACATTGGCTACAGCCACAAAACCTGCCAATAGTGCGGCTTTGTGCATCTCAATATCTCCAATAATCGCCGCACCAGAGATGATGCTGAGGGCTGAGGCGGTGAACGTAGCAAACAAGCGGATACCGATATCACCGGCAATGCGTAGTTTACTCTTCATCCGAGCCTCCCCAGATGGCGAACCCGATCATGTGGGCCACAATGGATGCGCCACTGATCCACAGTGCGTATTTCAGGACTTCTCCTGAGAGTGTAATTAGTACTAAAGCCGTACCAGATACCGTCCATACGAGGGCATATCCCTCTTTGAAGAGTTTCTTAAGCATCAGCGTCTCCTTCTGCCACCTCCTGTGGGGGCGGCGGCGACTGCCGAAATGGAGGCTGTTACAGCGACAACAGTTCTTCTGGTCCCTACATCAATCTTTGAGCCAGTGGGGACATACGTATCAAACGACCCCTCAAACACGTTTACTTCGCTCTCAAATTCTTCTTTAATCTCGTCTGGAGCCTCGGATAGAGCCGCACTGACGGCCTCTAGAGTCTCCTCGTCAAGGCTGTCGAAGTCCTCATTGTCGATCACATTGTGGAGTACTTCTACAGTTATTTCTTCTTCGTCACTCAACAACTCGCCCATTGACTCGGCAAGTTCTTCGTTCTGTATACGTGTAATCATAGCCGCCACAGCAGGAGCGGGGGCTGGTTTAGGGGGTTCAGTCGTAGTTGTGGTGCTTGTTGATGAGGTGCTCGTCGACGGCACCGTCGTGGAAGTGGTCGAAGTAGTAGTCGTCGTAGATGTCGTCGTTGTCGGGGGGACTGTCGTAGTCGTGGTTGTTGACGTAGTCGATGGCGGCGGCGGTGGAAGCGTTGTCGTCGTTGTGGTTGTAGTGCTTGTTGAACTCGTCGTAGAAGTTGTTGAAGAGGTCGTCGGGGGCACTGTTGTCGTCGGGGCGACGGTAGTGGTCGGAGGTACCGTCGTCGTAGATGACGATGTTGTCGTCGGTAACAACGTAGTAGTTGGGGGTACTGTCGTCGTGGTGAT